ACAAAAAATACGCCTCACACTACCCTCTTTAGCTCCTACACCCACCCCCCTCACCCCCGCTCCCTGCCCTCCCCCCCCCCCCCCCCCCCCAACGCATTCTCAATCATCCGCTGGACCTCAGAACGACTAATTGCGTCAACATCTTCGCACGTCGTTTTGCATGAACAAGGAATTCCAAACAACAACTCAACAGGAACTCCTTTGGATATAAGGAGCTTCAAGACATGGTAAGGTGGTTCAGAAAAGCCAGATCTATTTTCGGGTTTTCCATAGCGATAAACAGTTGCCCTGGCTTTACCGAGCAATTCTGCTAAACATCTACGTCATTTAAGTCAAGAAAATCCACAATTTTTCAAGATCCATAAAGTCAAAATAGCACAAAAGAATAACCCATTAAAAAAATATTAGGAAAACTATTGGAAATATTAGCGTAGCTAATTATATTCTTTGGCATGGCTAATAATAAAATCAGTGTTGCTAATACAGAAAAACCATCTAAAGGGGTGAATCTCGCTGTCCCGGGCGAAATAATTTCACGGATTAGAAATTTGCAACCTCTCGTTGGCCGCACGCTAGGACTCCGTACAAAAGCGCCTCAGTACATGGTCATTTCTGAAGCTATCGGGCTTATGGAAAAGAAAGCATCATTGAGGGTTGGATAATGTCCAAATCCGGTGGAATGGTCTGGGTAAAATTGCCAATAAGCATTTTTTGCATGGCTGGAATGGCCAACCTAGAGAACGCAAAAGGATGGCTGCTATCCCTCATGCGTTCACTTTCTGAGAACGACCCCACACTTAACGAATTTGGGGCCTACCTTCTAGGAGAACGAGAAAACTACCTAGCACACGAACGCGACCGCAAAAAACAAGCACCGTACGAAACTTCCACAGATTCCTCGGATTCCTCGGATTCCTCGGATTCCAAAAATTCCGCGGATTCCGCTCTACATAATATGTCTTGTACTGTATTGTATTCCTCAGATAACATTACTCTTGAATCAAAGAATACAGAAAACACGAAAAAACCAACTACTGACGTAACCGCGCGCGAGGGGCCAAATTCTGGACATACCACCCACTCTCTGTCTCCTGACTCCTCGCGCACTGGCGTGGAACGGTCGCATTTCCCCGGAAACGACCCTCAGGGCGACGATATCCCCCTGGAGCCGACATCTATACCCCCCACAGTCAATCTGCCCGCAAAACGCAGGAAAACGGCTACGGTCGAGGTGTACGATTGCGGGGTCCTGGAGATCTGGGAGGCTATGCCCCAGATTTCCAAGGAGCGATCATCCCGCCGGGAGTTGGCGAAAGCGTGGGAAGACGCCGGAAAACCGTTTCCCGGAACCGTCGTCGCCGCGCTAGAAGTCTGGAAGCAGTCGGAAAAGTGGACGAAGGACAGCGGAACCTACCAAGAAGCGGCCCACCGCTGGATGAAAAATCGGAAATGGGAAGAACTCCCGGCAATCCCCAAAACGCCCGCCCAAGAGCGAGAGGAAGCCTTTGAGGCAGGGAAGAAGATTGTCGAACGGATCAAAGAAGAACGGCGTCTCGGACTAAGGAGGGACTGAAGAATGGAAAAATTTGACATCTACCACCAAGAAGTCAGCCGCGCCCGCCGTTTGGCCGGACGGAAGATCGACATCCAGCTTGAGGCGGAAATCGCCGCAGATCTGGATGCTCGAATGCCAAAGCTCACAGAGGATGCAATCCGTGACGTTTTTACCGAGGCCCGGACAAAGGTCGATGTGCCGAGTCTCGCCGACCTTACAGCGGCATGGCACCGCATTTGCGAACGCAACCGCAACACCCCGCAGCGTAACGCGCTACCCGCACCGGACCCGACGACAGCGGCTCCGAACTCAGACGATTGTTGGCGCGACCTAGCTGCCCGCAGAATTGCCAGCAGACAGCCTAGCGTAAAAGCCCTGTTTCCGCCTCCATCAGACTGGATGGTGAGAATGCTGGGATCGGTTCCATCAGCCAAAGAAATCCACGCGTTCTGCAAAATGGTGATGGAACGGAGGGAACAGCGTTGGCTGCTGGAGTATTGGGGAGGAAATAACCCTTACGGCCTGAGCGAAGGTCAGATCCAGGCGTCCGTTAGGATGGTTGCGCAGCCTGAGCTGCGAGAAATTTTGGAATGACACAAACACAAACAAGGAGAAAATAATGCAAGAAGATCAATCAATCCCAGCCATGGAGTGCACAGCCGTGGTCGTACATATACCAAACGATCCTACAGGAAGAACCAAGGCGACGGCATCAGTCGTTTTGAACGGACTTCTGCAGCTGAATGAATTGCGAGTCGTTGATGGAGCAAACGGACCGTTCGTTGCATATCCGTGGATCTCTGGAGAGTTTCGCAGCTTCTTTTTACCGGTCACTCGCGAGCAGAGAGACTGTATCGAGACCGCGGTTCTGGCGGAATACCAGCGCGAATTAAGCAAGGAGAACGACAATGGCGTTTGAATACTGCTCAATCGTTAACCTCGAACAGAATACTCCGGAATGGCTGGAATGGAGAAACCAGGGGATCGGAGCATCCGAAGTCGCTGCAATTATGGGATTGTCAAAATGGGACACTCCGCTGTCTCTTTGGGCAAAGAAAACAGGGATCATTCCTCCACAATCCGAGGAAAACGAGGCTATGGAGTGGGGGCATCTCATGGAGCCTATCCTTGTGGATAAATGGTGCAAAGCTAACAGCGAGCGCGGCGTTTTACAACTGGCAAGAGGACCGGTATACCAGAGAAACGACGAGCCATGGATGCGCGCGAGCCTAGACGCGGTAGCGTTACTTAAGGACGGAAGCTGGGAGATCATTGAATGCAAAGAGGTCGGCTCCATCGACGGGTGGACAGACGATATTAACGGATCGGAGACGGTCCCGATCTACTATCTCTACCAGGCGATCTGGCAGATGGCCGTCACAGGAATATCCCGCGTAAATTTTTCGGTACGCGTCTCCAACGGATACGGACGCACATGGATTTCCCGCGTGGTTGAGCGCGACCAAGCCTTTGAGCGATCAGTCATCTATCTCGTTTCCCTGTTCTGGGACAAAGTTCTCAAAAATAATTCACCGGAACTCACGGAAGGCCTGGCTGATGTGGATGCGAAAGCGATCAAAGCTATCATCCCCAGCATACAGGATGACGTCACCATCGACCTAGGAGACGAGGGGGAGGAGCTGTTGCTCGAACGCTCCGCCCTCGAAGCGCAGATCAAGGCTCTGGACGACAGAAAGACAACGATAGAGAACCGGATCAAATTGCTGGGCGGAGAAGCAAAGAAAGCCACGGCCAATGGCCGACCGGTATTTACCGCGTCAGCATACAACCGGGAATCCATCGACTCAAAATCTCTCCGAGAAAAATACCCGGACATCGCGACTCAATTCGTTAAAATAACGCCGGTACGTACCTGGCGATTCGCATAAACAGCATACCAAAGCAAGGAGAACAACATGACAGGAAATAACACATTCGGAGCCGCTTTCGGCACGAAAAAACCACAAGAGATACAGCCGAAAACGAGCACCCAGGAAGCTCCAGAGCAAGCCGAGGCAGTCCAGCCAGCACAAGCTCGGCAGACGCTGTCACAGGCCGCACGGGATTCCGTGCAAGCGATGCTTGCCAATCAGTTCAAGGCTATTCAGAGCATAATACCGAAGCATGTAGACGCTCAACGCCTTGCTCGCATCGCGCTGATTGAGTTCCAGCGCAACCCGAAACTAATAGCGTGCTCTCCGCAATCTATCGTGGGATGCGTACTGCAGGCTGCAATGGTTGGCTTAGAGATCGGTGGATCAATGGGATACTGCTACATGGTACCATACAAGGGACAAGCCCAATTCCAGGTCGGCTACAAGGGGTTGCTCAAACTAGCCCGCAACACCGGAGAATTGCGCCAGATCGACGCTGGAATCGTCTGCCAAAATGATGATTTCGAGTTCGAGAAAGGAATGGAACCTAAATGTAAAGTCTCGTTTGTGTTTGGCAAGGATCGTGGCCCTGTGATTGGTTATTACGCCTGCGCCACATTCAAGGACGGAGGGGGTGCGTTCGAGGCGATGACCAAGGACGAGGTTTTGAAATTCGCCAAGGCAAAGAGCCGAGCGTTTGGCGACGGTCCTTGGCAGACAGATTTTGACGCGATGGCAATAAAGACCGTCATCAAACGCCTGTCTAAATGGCTTCCGATCTCTGAGTCCATGGCTGCAGTAATTGCCAAAGACGAGCAGGTCTTGACGGAAAAAGTGAATTTGGATGTCGGCGAAGTGATAACCGCAGAGGTCGTGGACACGACAACTGGAGAGGTGACCAATGAAAATTGAGAGAATTCACCTGCGCAACGTGCTCGGCGTCGAAGAAATGGAATTCGTCGCCGGAACATTGACCGTTGTCACCGGAACGAACGGTACCGGAAAATCATCAATCCTTGAAGCCATTAAGTCTGGGCTCTCAGGGGGATGTCACGACGCTACGCTTTTGCGCGCGGGGTCGGAGAAGGGAGAAATCGTCCTAGAATTCGACGATGGAAAAACGCTCACAAAAAAAATTTCGCAGGACGAAAGTTCCATCACCATGCGCGACCAAGACGGAAACCTGCTCAAGCGTCCAGCCTCCATTCTCCAGGAGATTGTGGACGAGTTCTCCGCAAACCCGGTAGAATTCCTCACGGCGAAGCCGAAAGATCGTGCACGGGTATTGCTCGAGTCAATGCCTATTGCATCAAGCCCTGATGAGCTGCGGAACATTTGTGACGGTCTACAGGTCGTGTCGAATTCGTTGACTGGGCTAGATCTGATCGATAATGCTTACCGCTCGGTTTACGACCAGAGGACTACGGTAAATGTACTGGCGCGAGACAAAGAGGGCGCAGCTAAGCAAATCCAGAGCGCGATAGGTAACGAAGACCCTGACCAGGTGCAAGCCCTACTCAACGGAGCTATCGCCCGCGAACAAAAGATCGGAGCAGACAAGGCGGCCGAACATTCATCCGTAGCAGAGACAGCCCGCGCAGACCATGCCGATTCTGAGAGACGGATTGCTGAAATCAAGCAAGACTATCATCAACGCATCCAGGAGCTGATGAATGAGATGAGCGCGCTCGTAGCCAAGGAAACAGCTGTTCGCTCCGAAATGATCGGGGCAAGCGTAAAAGCTAAAGAATTGATCGATGCGAAATACGAAAAAGATCTCACGGACGTGGCGCAAGAGCGTTCCGCGCTACAGGAGAGGCTCAAGGCGTCCATAAAATCGCAAGAAGGACGCGAAGCTGCTCGCAAAGCAGAAGCAGAAGCGGGAGGGCTTAAGCTCGAAAGTAAACGCCTCACTGGAATTCTTGAGCGAATCACCGAGTACCGGAATTCGCTGATTGCCAATCTCCCAATCCAAGGGCTGGAGGTGCGCGACGGAGACGTGTTCCGAGACGGAGTGCAGTTTGACCGGCTCAACACAGCTCAGCGCGTAGGGATCGCAGTGCAAGTGGCCGCCTTGCGCGCCAAAGGCTTGGGAGTCGTTTGTATGGATGGGCTGGAGTGCCTGGATAAGGAAACATGGGACGCGTTCGTTGGAGCCGCCCTAGATTCCAGGCTACAAATGTTCGTAACCCGCGTAAGCGACGAACCGCTAAGCGTGGAGGCGATCAATCAAAACCAAGGAGACCAATCATGAATAATGGACGGAAATTAGCATTCTACGAACTAGGAGGCGGACGTCTTGCGCAAGACGTTCAGGAAGCTTTCGAGGAGGCGAGCCGCTTCGCAACTCAAAACTCCCTAAGCTCCGAAATCACGCTCAGAATCAAGCTCAGTGCCCCGAGTCCTCAAGAGCCTGACTTCGCAGAGGCTTACTGGGAGGTCGGAGTAAAGAAAGAGCCTCGACGTTCAATGCGCGTAACGACACAACAAGTCAGAGGGATCATTATTGCGGACGGGAAAGACTCTGCAAGTTGCGTACAACTTAACCTGGATCTCCCAGAACTCTCACGAGAAATCACCGTAAAACATGCCGTAGGCATTTAGGAGTAAAAAATGGAACCAAAGCTTACAATCAATACCCCCGACGGAAACGTCATCATCGGAAACCAGGTCATCAAACTACAGGATAAGACCTCAAACCAATTCAGCACGACAGATTTTGACTCTTTCGTTGACTACGTGTCGATGAAAAACCCCAGGTTGTTTTACGCAAACAATGCCGTCACAGCTATTTCGCAATCAGACATTGACCACCCGACAAGGGATAGTCATCCGTTCGCTATCCTGAATCTCAAAGAATCAAATTACTTAACCAGCATGGTGAAGTGCAACAGCGAGTGGTATGAAATCGGAGCCTTTGAAGAATTGCTGCGAAAACACAAACGGCAAATCGGAAGCCAAGGCGTATCCCTACTGGACAACGTGCGCAATTTCCGACTGGTAAAAACCGTGAAGGTTGAACGTAGAAAAGAGCGCAACGGAAACTTCCACTTCGCAGCGACTCTAGAAGGGGGTTCAAAGGAAGATTTTACGCCTCCGGAATCCGTAATCTTCGATCTTCCCGTTTTCGATGGAATTAACAACAATTCCGACTTCGAGCTGGAATTCTTTTTTGATTTCCGACAAGATGACGGCGAAGCAGCTCTCAAGTTTAAGCTTGAAAATCTGAACCTCACAGAAGAAATCCGGGAAGAAAAAGAGCGCGTCGTTCGAAGTGCTTTTTCTGCGAGGAGTCTACAGATTTCATTCGGTCAATTCTCATTCGAGAAGAAAACGGACGAATGGGCGTACAAAATCAATCAAGTCCAACTGTAATTTGATCGCCCGAAACACGGGCAACCGCTGGCGGGCTGGGTTCAACCGAGGCATGGTTACTAGGCCAAGGGGAATTTTCCCGCCGCCAGCGGTCACATATAAACTAAAAATCAAAACAAGTAACACACAAAAGCAAGGAGAATATCATGTTAGAAGATTTGATCAAAGACATCGTCAGCAATAATCAGGATCAAAAACTTCTCGCTCTCGCGAAGGTCTCTTCCGGGGAGATCGCCAAGAAGCTGAAGGCCACGCCGAAACTGCCGATGCAGAACATGTTCGAGGAAGGCGAGCTAGTGACGCAGATCATCCTTGGCGTGGCCCCGAGCGATGGAGAGCCTATGACACGGTACAAATATCCTGAGCCAGGCCAACCAGCCATGGTCGTGGGTCACATACACGACCCGAAGATCACCGGAGGAGATAAAGGCTTCGCGGGATTGGATGACATTGAGGTACTCTGTATGGACGCGAATGGAGAAATCGGGCATTACGTAGTCGCCTCGCGCTACTTCCGGCGGTGGATCGATGGCGAGCAGACCTACCCCGAACGGATTGCGTGGCTGGAGAAGCAGGCGCGAGGCTGATTGATTGAATGCCGGAAACTCCGGCGACCCGGCGGGTGTCGATCGTGAGTACAGGGCATCCGCTGGGATTCATGCCTGGTAGTTCAATTGGTAGGACGGTCACCGGATATGACAGATGAGGGTTCGACACCCTTCCAGGCTCTAACATTGCATAGAGGAGGCAGAATGGGAAGACACAAAGTTTGCATGGCAAAGTTTTGGCTACTGCTCGTAGTCATTTTCACTGCGTCAGCGTTGCTCATTTTCCTGGGTAGCGTCTGGTCGGCACTCAACGGATGGTGCTGACATGGAGGCGAAAATAATGAATTGGTACCGAAAAGAAACCCTGATGCTCCTGCTGTTATTCGCGCTGGATGCCGCCGCGACAGGGTTGTTCGTTTACGCCATGATGCAAGGAAACTGCAAATGAACAAGATGATTTACGAGAATCAAGAATTCGGAGATGTAACATGATTAAACAAATTAAGCCCGGAGTATCAATTGTTGAGGCGGCAGAAATGCTACGCACCACAGAGCGTACGCTACGCTCATGGGTAGACCGATGCAAGCGCGGAGATGTGCGATACAAAGGTCTTCCATATCACCAAATAGGTGAGCGTCACCCTATCACATTTGACCCGGAACGACTCGAGCGGTGGTGGAACATGCACACGAATACAGGCGTTGGTTTGCAATGACGAACAAAGAAAAGCCTATATCATTTTCAGCTCCTATGGTTCGAGCGATCCTAGATGGCAGAAAGACGCAGACAAGGCGATGCGTCAAGATTCTTGACGGTGGTCTGGTAAAATATCCAGGATCGTCAGAGAGGTGGTGTTTAGACGATGTCAATGTTGTCTTGGCGTGCTCACACGGACAGCCAGGAGATCGGCTTTGGGTGCGCGAGCGAATTCGAATTCTAAATCGCACATCAAGACTTGACGGCGTTGAATGCAAAGTCAGGTATGAGGCAGATGGAGAAATTCGCGTAGTAGAGTACCCGTCTAGATTAGCTCTCGCGCGAGTCGGAACATGCATGCCTAACGGATGCTATCGAGAGGCGTCTCGCATCGTACTAGAGATAGTATCTGTGCGCGTCGAACATTTATGCGACATAAGCGAAGAGGACGCGAGAGCTGAAGGAGTTGATCCGTCTATTGTCGGAGAAAAATGGAATTTTCTGGAGTATAGAGCTGGACTTGAGACTCTTTGGAACGAAATCTATGGTGCTGGATCATTCCGAAAAAATCCATGGGTCTGGGTGATTGAGTTTAGAAGAATTTAATATCTGGAAACTCATCCAGATATGACATAGTTAGGCGAACAAAAGGAACTTATGAACAAGAAAATAATCAGATCAACCGAAGTGTTTAAAGATCATAAACCATTTGATTGGAAAGAACAACTAGAGGAAAATCGAAAAGTTGTATTTCCATCTAGATTCTGTGAAGAAGCGTGTACGTTGATTTTGAAGCAACAGGAAGAAATAATTGAACTAAAGAGTCGCCTAACAAGCGTTGAAGGCGACAAGCCAAATGAGCTTGCGCCTTAACTAGACGTTAGGTCAACAGAATAAACATTAAACGGAGAATGAGAAATGATTATCGGCAAACAGGTTGAAGTTAAGTACAACAAAGAAACCTATGTAGGCACTTTAGTCCATTTTGGAATTGGATACGAAGAATTGCGAGATGGAATTGGTCATTATACCGAAGCTGTAGTTATGACGGACTCTGGCGAAATTAAAAATTGCCCAGTTGTGTGCATGAAGGTATTGACGCTGTGAGCTAAATCTTGGAGAGGAAAAAATGAGTACTGTTGATTGCCCAATGTGCGGAAGTAGACACAACGAACGTTGGTGCCCTAGTAGAGGATGTGTTCCTCAATTCGAGGATGGTGAGACAATTCTCGAATTCGGTTATGATGAAAACGACGACGCTTTTGAGACTCCCGCAAAATTCAAAAAAAGAACGATCCCTTTAACTGATAATCTGCAATGAGTCAATACCTGTCGGCCTAACGGATACATGCACCCACTGGCCCTTGACCGTGATGGTTAATGATTTCGTTTCCATTTCTGTGATTCCTAGTTGAACGTAATTAGCGAGGCACATTTCGTATAGCGACAACTCATCATTGCAATGCAAATCAAAACAGCAACCTAGTAAATGCCCTGAAAACGTAGCACCTCCTATAGGCTCATCACGTAGACCGCAATTCTCCATCGTCCCGCCCAAGCTCCAATCATTAACCTTTAGCGGTAATCCCCAACGCTCTCGCACGTAAACGAGCATAAGTAATGCTTCAGGCCTAAAGTCCCGCCACGCTTTTTCCCCGCGGGCCTTCCACCTGGCGCGAGTGACCAGCTCGCGAATATCAAAATATTGCTTTACTCGGTCGATCAACGCATTCCATTCCTTAGCGTTCATTTATCCTCCCAGGTGACTTCAGTCAAGCCAAAATTCTTTTCGTCGAATCCATCTATTTTCTCGTATGCCGAAAGCCCAAACTTTGTCTGTACGCCCTCCCAGGCAGCCCAAGAACGGGGTTTTGAAAATCCCCCTCCGCCAAGCCGCCGTGGAAGAGTATTTGTCTGTCTGTACAAGCTGTTGGCAAGTTCGAACGACACCGGAGGAATCACTCCGATGCATTTGCAGTAGGCAGCGAAAGCGTACTGCCCATCATGGCCACCCCAGCCCCTGCGGTAATACTGGTCACCGACATTGGGCAATAGTAAATCAACAAGCCATCCGCCAGAACGCCCGTCGCACAGGAAGTTTTTTTTGAGCTTTGTATGGACAGCTCCTTCGCCTTTCAGGTATTGGATGATTTCAACATCGTCGATCGCTCGGTATTTTCGTTCCCCCAGGATTTCCAGTGGAATAGCCTTGATTCCTTTTTCGACGTGGGAGCTTACCACCTCCACGCGGACTAGTTTTGGCGTGTTCACTTTTCATTCGTCCTTTCCTTGCTTTGGTTGCTTTCGATCTTTCTGCCTAATCGCCACTTCCTGTCTTTAGATCGCTGAACATCATTGATATCGTTCTATTGATGGCGGAACGTAGCGTATCCTTGCGACTTTCGGATTGCTCCGAGGAAAGACTATCCTGCATCTTCTGCACAGCCCTCCATTGCCGTCCAGTCCTTGCCCATATCCCGTGCATGACATCCTTGCGCGATTCTGCGGTCCCTTGCCCGTGTTGTTCCGCCTTGCGTAATGCTGATCCTATGGACGGGGTCTCGCTAGCAAACTGTCCAAGCATGATCGACGCGTAGTTGTCGTTCATGTATTTAGCGGCCTTTCCTTTATCTTCCTGGGTTAAAGCCTTGAATTCATTCATTTTCTGCAATCCCTTTTTCACGATCGGAGTCATATCCTGCTGATCGCTGTTCGCATCCTTGCGCCACAAAGCCGACGCTATAGGGATCTGCCTTGGTTCCACAGGCTTCCTTTCCACAGCGTCTCCAGCCAAGGAGAATACTTGCTTCGCGATTTGCCCGAGCCCTCCGGTATACCCATCTACCAAATGCTCGATCTTCTCCGGTGAAATATCGACGGACCCGCTGACTCTCTCCGATCCTCCGGTAGCCTCGTTCAGCGCGTCTGTGATTCCGACAATCCACGGACTTGCTCCAGGGTAGTATAGCTGGCTTTGGGGCTTCGGAGCTCCGAACGATGCTTGCTCAGGAGTGATTGTCCTGCCAGAAAAATCTCTGTTTGTGGAAAAGGCTTCGACAACGGGTCGGGCTATCGTTGGTGTTATCATCGTCAACGGGTCGGTACCTACAGGAGAAAAAGCGCCCATAATGGCAGACACAATGTTAGCGGAAGCGTCCAGAGGATCTTTCCTATAAGGCAAATCTGCCAAGTTCTGACCGATGATGAAAGGCACGTTGAACCCGTACGCCAATGGAATTTTGGCCCCACTTCCGTCATCCATCCATGGCATGAGAAGGACAGCTCTGTTTTCCCGCTCCCAAGGTTTCACACGATCCCACCATGCTTTCCCGCTTTCTTCGTCCTCTCCACCTAGCCAGCGATTAAAGAGCGCGGTGGCCGCGCCAGTCGCAGCCAGTGCAGCCGTAGCTTGTAGCACACGTCCACGGGTTTCCTTGTTCGTGAACAGATCGATAACGTTCCGCGATCCCTGTACTGACGCATTGAAGAACATAAACACCTGGCTCGCCCATCGCCACTCTCCGCGACGGTTGAAGTTGACTGTTAGGTCTTTGGCTTTTGCTGCAGCAACATCTTCCGGAGTCCCTCTCCCTATGAGTGTCCTGAAATAGCTGAGCCTCCATGCGTTCTCCACCCCGGCGTTGGTTTTCTCGATGGATTCTAACGCTCCCCTGAAAAGTCGTTTCGGGCTAGCTTTAGAACGGCCGGCATTTTTCAGGTCGGCAACTACTTCCCTCGAAAATTCTGGATGTTGCTTGATTTGCACAAACGCCGTCTTTCCTCCCGCCATCTTGTATCGGTCGTACCATTCCGCCCATTCTCCGTTTCCCTTGGGCTTGCTTTTTCCGGGCAATGCAGGGACGTTAGATTCCACACCAGCCGAAGCATTCCCGAACTCTACAGCCCAAATTCCGCGCAAGGCTCCTGGCATTCCTTTCCCCATATCCTTTGCCACTTCGGCTCCGTCTCTGGAGTAAGCCACGGCCATCGCAGTTTGCGCGTCACGCAGCGCGTTCGTTACCACAAACTTAGGGGACAGATTAGTAACCAGAGCCGCCATTATTCGGTTTGTTTTTCCGAGCGTGGCAAGAACGGCATTTCCTTGCTCCTGAGTCAGTCCTTTCAATGCTGCACACACGCGCTTCCCTGAGTCAGTGTGGAAGCGTACAACATGGCGATCTCCATCAATATACACGGGGTATTCATTGGGCGCGTCCATCCGCACGTCGGGGGATAGTTTCGCTTCTCCCATGTTTTTGTCGAACACGTATTTCGTCGGAGCTTTGTCTATGGTCCAGAACTGCTGGTCCGGGTTCTTCTGTGCCATGTCCAGCACACGCTTGCCCACCTCATTCTGTTCTTCCGCCTTAATGCCTTCGAACGCCTGAGTAAAAGCTTGTGCCGTAACGTCTTTAGCTTGGCTCCATCTTCCGAGTGCTCTTTTGTTCTTAACCTTAGCAACCATCCCCTTTCCGATTTGAGGGCGGGACGATGATTCTTCTCCAGGTTTTCCGCGCAAAGGAATGTAATGCTCGTACTTTCCTCCATAAGCATTGTAAGCCTCGTCCGACAATAGCCCTGCCGACTTTCTTTGGGTCAGGCTCTCCTTCATCATTCGGTCTACAATTTTTCCGCAAGCTTCTAAGGCTTTGTTTTGTGCCGTCGTTTTGTTGGATCTGAACCATTCCAGAATACGTTTTGCTTGGGTATTTCCCATTCCGGATCCACCGTCCCGATCCACGTCTGCAAAGTCAGGGTTTATCGATGCAACCTGCGCGTTGCGCTCTGGAGCATGGCGGGCGTATAGGAATCTATCCAGCTCGTCAAGACCAAGACCGTGCTTCGAAAGAAGCCTAGTCACTGGATCCATGTACTTTTCCCTAACTCTTTCCATCCGCGCTTGTGCACGGCCTTCCCCAAGGTCAGCTTGACGATAAGCCGAACTTTCCGACTTCGCGGGAACCTTATTCTCCAACTTCTTGAGCGGGTCCAGGTAATCGGCAATCTTGCGGACTACCACATCCGTTTTCGTCTCTGGAGTCTCCTGGTTTGCCAACCAACCTTCCGGCATCGTAGAAGATACTTCTGCATCCGTGAGCTTATTGGCCGGGACCACGGAAGTTTCTGTGCTCTCTTGCGATTTAGATGCGCGGACGTTGGGCAGGTCTTCGACCTTTCCTGTCTCTACAAGACTATTTTTTTCGTCTCCACCATCATTGAGCTGGTAACGGATATCCGGGTTTTCCGCACCGAACGTTCCCCGGTTGTTTGTGGCGGATTTTATTTGCGCGGGAGAGAAGGCTACGTAAGAAATTCCACCAAATTCTTCGTCATCAACAACCAATCCATCAACATTGTTACCTAACCTATCAATCCTCCATCCATTAATCAGATCATTAAATCCAACCCCAGGGTTTGAGCTTCTCCAATCGTCATCGTTCCATTGTTCCACATAAGAACGTAGATCTTCTGCGAGTTCTGCGATGCTATTGTATTTAATCGGATTTTCCAGTTTAAGATAAACAGGCAAAAAGTCACTTTTCGACGGAAAATTTTTAGCGTTTTTAATTCCATCATTAAACCAGAAACCCACTTTTGACGTTGCCGCCGTCCCGATATCATTCGAATTATCAAACGTTTTTTCTCCCAGCTTCTTTAGGTCAAAAACGTTGAAATTTGCATCGGTTCCGTGATAAACAACCAATGGCTTTCCATTCTCGTCCACAACCTTCGACCCTGCGAACCAGCGTTTGAAGAACGGCGATTCAACGCCCTTCGCCCGCCATAACTGCTCGGCTCTCTCCACAACTTTCGTATCGTTGGCTTTTCCCTCGGGGATTCCGGCTTCCTCGGCTGGTTTGAACTGGTATAATACGGGTCCGTATTTTTCAGTAAAGGCTTGGGAAGGGAACCGATTAATTTTACCACTATTTAAGCTTAAGCTGTTAGTTATTATCGCCCGTAAGAGTGTAGATTTTCCAATGCCGAAATCATTCCCAAACCCTCCGTGCATTGATTTTTCAGCTAAGTCGTTCATATCTGAAATCGACATTTCCTGTCCTTCTTCATCTAGGAGTTTTCCTGAATCTTTATCAATACTCCATCGTTTGAACTCAGGAAACTTATCGAAAACTCGACCACTTTCTGTCATTAGCGCATTGAATAAAGTGCTGCCTTTTTCACCAGAATCATCAACACCCTGCTTCTCGTGAAATGATAGATGTCCAGATTCTCCATTCGAACGAAGCATGTGACTTATCATGTTCGCCGTACGCCGAACATATGCATTTATCTGGGTAATTCCTCTCGGGTCGTCAACAAGCGTTAAACCATTATTTCGTATCCACGATAGAGCAGCAAGATACAACAAGCTTCCTCCACCATCCTTCTTACCTTTACTGCTTGCAGACTCTGCTTCGATGTGAGCCTCTTTTGAATATTCATCAAAAACAACTGCAACATGCCCACCGTTTTTTAATCGAAATCCGACAATAGAATTCTCTTTGTCTGAGAATGCTGAAAGATTTCCGGTATTATCGAGCATCTTAGCTATCTGCGCAGCTCTCTTCGACCTTGATTCCGGCCCATATTTCCTTGCTCCGTCCTCTTTCTCTAGGTCAGTGTACGCTTGCAAAATAGCATCTTCGTTAGAAAAAACATAAGAATACATTTCTTGCTTGTTTTCTCTATTTCGAGATGAAATAGCGTTCATGTTAGAATCGGCTTCTCTTCTTGAATTTTCTTCTATTTTCCCTTTCACTGAATCCAATTCGTAGTTTTTAGCTATGCGAACGTCAAGTACTTCTTTTTCGGCTTTTTTTAGGTTGTCAATATCTTCTTTCGGAATTAAGGAATAAAAATCATCAACAAATTCTGGGTATTTTGATACGCGATAGTCATCATCATCAAAAGAAAATACATCAATAAGTGGATTACCATCTTTATACCCTAGATCTTCTCCGGTGCGATAGTCTTTACCGGACGCCTCACTCAAGGCGATCAAGAGGTCTCTTAAAAATCTTCTGCGGTAGAAATGTTTTTCCCCATCCTTCTCTAACTCTTCTAGATACGATTCTAGTTTAGTAATTTCATTATTTAAATCATTTGTTGCGTTTACGCTTAAAGATAGGGTATGATCAAATATTTTTTTTTCTACTCCAGCAAAAGCATTGACTAATTTTTCTTTCAAACGTTCCTTAGTAGACTCATCAATAACGCTAGAATGAGACCCGATAATGGCGTCATTTCCTCTATATGATGCCAGTACGTATCTTTTTTCATCTCCAGATTTCTCAAGCGTTATAGGACCGTGATGATTTTTTGCGTATTCTTTTGCCTCCTCTAGAAGCTCAAAATTTTTAGGATGACTTTGATTCTCCACTCTAAATACATGAGAAAGATTTCTGTATTTGATTTCAGATTCGTTTCTTGTTATTTCAGCTCTTACTTCTTCTTTGGCTTTCGAAGAAACTTCACTCCTCTCTCTTGCAGACTGTGCTGCTACAGCAATTAAAGCCTCATCACGGGATTTTGTGAGATCCTTTATTTTTTTTCGAAGCGTTCCAAATCTTTCTTCTTGAGGAATAGGTTTTCCGTTCCAACCTTTTTTATAATAACTTTCGGAATCATATTCTGAAAAATCAGTAAGCCGATCCAGTTCTTTCTTGTACCTTTCTAAAAAGGTTTTGCTTTTTTCAGTTATCGCTTTTAGTTTTTTATCCCTGTTTTCCATTGCCTTCGCTTCTTCATCGCGAAACGCGTATTCTGTTGCCAAGGGCTCTGGCAGCATCTGGAACTGTGTTTTATCCAAATCACCCACGATCACATCATCCAGACTGCTCCCGGTCATGTCGCCCATGCGGTCACCGCGCAGATCCACGCTCCCGTTGGATACCACATCCCCAGCCTTCGACCTAATCGCCTGGATCATTGCATCCGGCATAGGAACCTTCGCGAAGGCTGGATCTTCCTTTCCTCCCAGGCGCGTATTCAGTGTTTTAGTTAGCGTTTCGTCCTGCCAAGACTTCAAAGCCTTCGGTTCTGTAGGAACGTCCCAGCCGTTCTTCCGTGCCCAGTTCGTGATTCCCTGCTTCCAGTTGTCGATGCGCCCAGCTAGAGCGTCGTCATCTTCGTGTACCATGCGGTCTACTGCGTGAATCACCTCGTGCGACAAGGTGCCCGCGTCTCCATGACCTGTGACGACGGCGGTATTTTCGCGCGGGGAGTATCCTGGAATGGAATATCCTCCGACTCGATTAACCCCTGGGGAAACTCCGTTCGATTGCGCCAGCTCTGGAGACGTAGTTACATCCAACTTATCCCCCTGGATGCGGAACCGCTGGCCGGACAGTTCCGGGTTGTCCGTGGACTGCGCCACTTTGCCCATGAGTTCTAGGAACTGAGGATGCGCTTTCGCAGATTCGGCCGCAGGAACACTTGATACGCCCGCCCGTTCGTTTCCCCTGGTGGGCCTCGTGACGCCTTCGGGTAATGTTTGATCCTGCACCCATGGCCGTAAGTCCACACGCTGTGCGGCTTGGTCGGCTTTCTCAATGGGAATTGCTCCGGCTTCCGTCGCCCCATGCAGTCCTTTTGCCGCGCCCACAGCCAATCCCGAGCCTGCGGCGAATGCGCCTTCCTGGAGCATGTTAGACGCCAACGCCTGGGCGTCCAGTTCGTTTTCTCCTCGACCGTACCCTGTAGCGGTTCCGATCACGCCCTCATTGACTGCTTCGGATGGTATTTCGCGCGCAGCTCCTGCGATAGCCATGCGCGTTTGCGGAGACACTTTCATTCCTGTCTTGTCCAGGATATTCTTGAGCGTTCTGGAATCCTTCGGCGAGGCAATGGCGTCGGCAACGCCTTGGCGAGCTTCTCTGCTGGCAGCCATGGACGCAAAGCGTCCTGCGGTTCCTGGGGTAGACACTCCGGTTTTCTCCATAGATCCGATCAAAGACGCCGCTTTCCTGGCTCTGTACGCGTTCGCCACGCCTTTTGCTGTGCGGTACATTCTGGCCAATGAAGCTTCCGCGATGGGGGCCGTCAGGATGGTGATAGGCAACTCCGAACCCATGATCTCTATCATGTCGTTACGAGCTTCCGGATCGGTCGCTATCGCTTTGAAAAAATCCACAGTCCCGTCAATTACTCCAGTCTTAGAATCATTGAGCAATGTTTGTTCATTCTTTGTCAGTTGCTGTCCACTGGCTGCTTTCGCCTCCAGCTTCTTGGCTTGGTCCTGCATGGCGTAGTTGTTCGCCTCCAGCTGCATGATGCGACCTTGGCGTTGTTCTGCATCGCGTCCTGTTAGGGCGTTCGTCACGGGAGATACGGCAGTGCGCAAACCTTCAGATGCGCTGGCTAGTGCGGATTGCAGTTTGGAGAGTCTTGGAACCCCAGCGCGTTCCGCCGCGTACTCGGATCGTGTAGGATTAGCGACGGCCGCAATTTCCCGAGGAGTCTGTGACTCCGGTGCTGTTGGTAGAGTCATTCCAGGCTGGACGTTTTCCAGCGGGAGCGTCGGAGTCTGTGGAGTCTGGTGGATGCGTGACTGGTACCCGCTCTCGAAACCTCGTGCCTCATTCGCTCGGTTGATTTTGTTGCGCTGGTTATCCCAATCGGAGATAGCTGTTTGCCGCTCTGTTGGGCCGTTGCGGACTGCCTGGGAAGGCTGATACAGTAGTGGAGCTCCTTTGGCCCGAATTGCTCCGATTTCTGCTTGCGATGCGCTCTGGATGTCGGAGATAGATTCTTGGCTTGGCTTAGGTTGCGTCGGCGGCATCCGGGACGCGTTATCCTGCTCAAAGCTTCCGAACGATAGCTTGCGCGAAGCTTCTCCGCCCCAATCAATCGCATTGCGGTAAACAGGATATTTTTCGGTTACCTTGTTCGACAAATCCTCATCCGAAAGATCGTCGTATGCTCCTGGATATTTAGAGCGGATGCGCGACGCAAATTCAGCGAATGACAGAACGCTTCCCATTTAGACCTCAGAAAAGTTTGAGCGGATCGTTGCTCGTTCTTTGTACTGGAACGACTGTACTCATTCCTTTAGCGTTGGCGTCAGCAATTTTCTTCTGGTAGTACGAAATGACACCCCCCAATCGGGAATACTCCTGCATTGCCGCTTGGTTTCCCATGAGCACATTCACATCATTTTTGAATTCCGCAAGAAGAGAATCCCGATCCCGTTTAGCCTCGTCGAGTGCCGACTGGTATTGAGACGCATCCACCTGTTGTGTTTGCCCGCCCGTTTTTCGTTTTGACACGTTCACAATATTCCTCTGGTTGCGTCCGGTCTCTGCCTGGTCAGAAAGCTGTCGGCGTTGCTGGAGAACATCCTGGTCGTGTTCTGGGCGGTAATATGAGGAGAGCACCCGTTGACCCTCCGGAGTGGACAGTACTCCATTGGTCGCCAGCTGGTCGCGAACTTCAGAAGATAGAACGCCTTGGGGCTCTTGGGCGTTAGCTCCGATATCGTTCTCCGTGAGTCGATCTTGGTATGTCAGTTGTCCGGTCTGGTCTCCAGGTTTGTACACCCTGCGAGACGCTCCGGCAACGCCATCGCCAACGGCGTGAATGTTACCAGGATCTGCGCCACGCAACGTAACAAATGACGTTTCGTTATCCCTAGAGCTACCTACTCCTTTGGCTTTGGCGTCTTCCTGTACCTGCTTACGGAACGCTTCATTCGCAGCATCCTCATTTGCAACGTTCTTATCCCGATCGTTCAATGATTTTGTACGATCATCAAGCATTTTTTGGTAGGTCTGCCACATATCCAGCTCATACTTCTGCTTATCGAGCTGGTCTTTGTCGCCTTGTCTGGCAGCTTCCTGCTTGGCTTTTTCTTGTTCCTGGGAGTATTGAGCTAAGCGATCAAAAATGCTTCCAACATTGATTAGAGAATCGCCTAGAGCGGTTGTTGAATTGGGCATAATGACCTACTTAGAAAGAGATTGGTTTTTTCTTAAAAGAGCCATAAAACTCAGGCGTTTTTCTGCGTCAGCAAGCCGATTAGATTTTGCTGTCGCTACGTTTTGACGGCTTTGTAAGGCGTTTGCACCAACGTCATTCATCCTCGCCTCCGAATTGGATCTAGCGAGACGACGGTCATTCTTTTGTTCCGCAGCCTTTGCTTCCACTTCGTCGTCATACGCACCTAAAGCTTTTGCAGCCTCTCCGGAAACCTGCAAGCCAGCAGATGCGTACGGATTAGAAAAAGTAGATCCCGCCGAATAATCGGAATTCGACTGACCATTCTTTTTCATTTGGTCTCTTATTAATTGCTCTAAATACGTTTCATAGTTATCATCAATTGGTGCGTTTTGTTTAGTTGTCATTTTTTGAATCCTCATAGAGAGTATGAAGCCATAGTCTCAACGTTCGTAACCGTAAGCGCATAAGTTGGGTTTTCTCCAGAAATATCCCAACTCACAAGGTATAGATTTCCGCTGGCATCAGTAACAAAACCTCCGTTTCCAGCCGTCAAAGCTGACTCCATAAAGGTGGCTTGATCATCGTCTGAATTGCTATCTAAATATCCAGCACTCGCAACAGCTTGCGCTTTCAATTCGGCGAGAATTAATGCACCAGCAGTAGTGTCAGACGTTACCGCTTGATTGAGATCAACGATTGATAAGGTTCCTGAACTCAAATCAGTCGAAAGTGATCCACTCGTTACCGCGTCAGCTACCTCAGCTACCGTATTTTCTGTTTCAGATTCGGAAGTCTGTTCATTTAACGCTGACAACACTGAACTATTTTCAGCCGATTGAACAGCCGCCAAGACCTCATCATCCGTCATCCCGGCGTAAGCTGAAGACGAATTAGAATCCCGATCAGCAATAGCAGCTTGGTAGGCTGTATAAGTGTCACTTCCAAGAAGAACTCCAGAATCATCCCAAAGATTTTGGTATGCAGTATTTAAATCTTCCCCGTTCGCATAAGCCGTTGCCAAAGCTTGTTGTGCCGCCGTATTACCATCTAATTGCGAAAGTAGCGTTGAGTACAAGGAGTCATAATCATCTTGATTCGCTTCCGTCTGCGCCTGGTCAGCCTGTTCATAAGCAAGCACATCATCAGCCAACCCTTCATTCGCAGTGATGTTTTCGCTCTGAGCCGCAGCGGTGGAGCGATCCAAGAAAGACTGCCAATCTTCCGACCCCAGAGTGATTCCCGAATTGTACGCAGCTTCAGCAGCAGCATCACTGGCTTGCTTCGTGTTGACTGCGTTGTCGCGAGCCGTTGATGTTTGCAAATCTTTGATCAACTGGTCATAGTCGATGTCGCTTGAATCGTCCGTGCTATCAGCGACTTGTTGAGCATTGGTTCCTTTCGCTGCATTTGCTGCAGCAGAAGATGCGGCAGACGATTCAGCTCCGACACCCGCAGCGGAAGAGGTCGCGTCAGCAATTCGCTGAGCGTTATAACCGCTCGCAGCTTTCGCGGCGGTAGAAGCTGCATTCGCCGACCCGTACCCAGTGGAATTATCCAAAGAGATGGTCGGGGTTTCTGTCGGCGTCGAAGATACCGTCTCTCCACCATTAACGGTAACCCCAGAAGAAGGGTTTGCAACAGAAGCAGCCTTCGCTAGCTTCGCAGCGTTGGTTGCACCCGTGCTCGCCGCCGCTTCCAGAGAGCCAGAATCCCCAGAAGAAGCCGAAGCCTGCCGGGATGCGTTGTATCCCGCCATCGAACTCCCAGCAGCGGTAGACGCCGTGGACGATCCCGCTCCAACACTGTTCGTTGTGGTCGAAGGATTTGCAGCCGTGGCCAGAGTGGTTCCTGTTGCCTTTTTTGTGGCTGTTGTGGTTGCACCAGTGTTCCCGGTGGCTGCGTTGTTTTCGGCAGCCGTCCCTTGACGCCATTTACTCAAGTTCGTCCAGAAGCTTCCCATGTCAGTCCTCCGAGTTCAATACTTCCACGTTCATTCGCGAAAGCTCTATCATCTCACGCCCGGCCAAATTCCGGCACCGACACACGCCGGTACCAGCCCAGGAATCAATTTCCCATCCCGCTTCCCACAAGGCGTTCTTCGTCCGGCGAATGCGGCACCGACCGAGTTCCGGAAGGGTTGGATTTGTCCATTGTCCAGTCATGCTGCATCCTGTTTGCTTGTGTTATCACACTGGAAACGCCCGCAATTCGTCTTGATTAGCGCGATGTCTTTCTTCATCGCCGAAACATCTGTTTCTAAAAGATCCAGGCGTTTCCCTTGCTCTCTTCGCTCAGCGTTACTTTTTATCTGGTCGCTGCGAATTTGCTTGACCACTTCACTCACTTCGGAGTGGCTACCAAGAATTGCTTTGGTGATCGTCGTGTTCTTGGACAGTGAAACGATCACCCAGGCCACGCCCAGGAAAAGGACGAGCAGGACCATTCCCCAGCTGGGGTTCAAACTCAAAATCTTTGCAGCCAGAGTGACTGTTGTACTGTCGATCATACTACTCCTTACTTGAGCTTCTTCTTGTTCGCGGGAGACTGCGTTTCAGTTTTTCCATTCAGTAAGGCATCTACCGCCGCAAAGGCAAGCGTATGCAACACTTCGGCGGCCTTGGTGCGAATCAGCTCAACTTCTTCAGATTCGATGGATACTTCGCCTCCGCATCCAAACTTATTTGCCAAGGCAAAAAGCTTTCGCTTTCCAGCCACATCCTTTGGATCACTAGACGCCGGAAGCGTTACGACGTGATACAGTAAATCCCCCAAAACGTCTTTATCGCTGTCGATAATAACCGAGCGTCCCCTAACGTCTTTCAGTTGAGAATCAAGATTCAACTTCATTGGATTATCCCTCCGTGGTGATTGCTGCGATAGACACAACAAACCATGTGATGCTAGTATCGGTTTCATCGGCAACTTCCGTGACAGACAATACATACCCCGTAGGCATCGCTTCGGCTTCCAGGTTAGTCTTGAGCGTGTCCCACGGCATGGTAGTATCGTCCATGCGCATGCGGTAATCGGCATTGTTCGCGAGAGACGTTTTCACGTCGCGTGTGGCCGCAGCCAACCAAACCGCTTTCTTTTGTGCGAGGTCAGCAGCAGCTTTCGCTTCACGAACCGTAACGACCTCTGTCATTGTTGATTTTGCTGTGATTGTCATTTTACATTCCTTCGTTTATGTGTTTATAATGATTAACTATCATTCGATCGTTACAAAGCAAGTTGTGGATGTGACCCAGTGGAACCGCATGTGATAGTAGTACGAAGCGGTAAAGTTTGACGCAGCTATAGCACTGCCAGACGAGACCGACGTGCCCGTATGCGTGAAAATGAACACAGCTCCACTCACCGATGTGAGAGTGATTGCAATGGCTGTAGTGTATTGTTTGAAGTACAGATGCGCCTCAGTACCAGCCGTGTAATTGGTAAAGGTCACAGCAAAAGATGATCCGATTGCTCCTGACGCCAAATAATAAGTGTTATACGTTGTATCAAAAGCAACTGACGTGGCAGCACTGGCAAACGACTGTATCCCCAGTACCCTAAGATTAGTCGAGAAGTCTACGATTCCGCTTTTGTACACAAGGATAACGTCGTTTTTTCCTGTGTGCCCCATCGTCAAGGCGTTACTAGTTGATCCTGACCCCGAGTATTTATATCCGAAATACCCATAATTAGAAGAATCGACTCCGATGCTATGGAGGGCTCTCGGATAAGTCGCCGTGCGCCCAGATGCCATCGCCCACGTCATATGCAGATAATCGTCAGTAGCTAATGTATTTGTGAGTTGAACAGCTTTAGTAACGGATTTAGTCGCATACAAATAACCAGAGATCGTTGTAGGAGCGGAAATGGTTAAAGCGGAACCATTAATAGCAGCATTTATGGATGCATCACCTATTGTTATCACGTCGCTAGAAGACATCCCTAACATTGAATACGCGGATCCGCCACCTGCGATGTAGCCGTACAAAAAACAACTGTTGTTTTGGTATTGCGCCCCGGCGTATTCCGTCAATCCGCTGACTATAACTCCATTGTAATATACTTGTAAAACATCAGGGCTATTGACTGTACCCAGGCGTAGAGAGTTACTTGAGTATGCGCCAGATCCCCCAAAATAAAATCCAATCACACCGGCATCATATCCAGAATTATCATAACCGATAACAATGTTCTCTCTGTAACCACTTGTGAGTGAACTGTTGATAATGTTGAGTGCATAGCAAGTTGAATTCGCTAGCGTGTTATTTATTTGCACACCATTATTCGAGAGCGCGTTATTCATGGCGACAGCGCCACTAGCATAGATCATCACCACGTCATTGCGTGAATGAAATCCAAAGGATATCGCGTTATCAACAGCAGATCCCGTACTTGCTAGCTTGAATCCCAAGTAACAACGATTGTACGCGGAGTTAGCATAACCTAAACCGATAAGGTTATACCGATATGTAGAACCATCCAGCGCTGAGTTCAAGCTATACAACGCCATGCTGTAATCGGTGGATATAGAATCGGTAAGCTCGATATGATTCGAGGCCCCCGTGTAATTTCCGACTATTTTGGCGTTAAATGTCGCGACTCCAGATACCGCGAGAGTACTGGAACAACTTACAGCTCCTGTAATTGTTAAAGCGTTAGCTACAGTGACCAAACTCCCGGTGTCTGTGATTGTGGAGTCTACAACGGTATATCCGGTACTTCCGAATTTTGAAAGTTTATTTGCGGTGCCAGAAATGTACGACGAAAGAGATAGCGCGGTATTCGTTACACTGGTAACACGTCCATAGGAATCAACCGTAAAGACAGGGATATAGGTTGATGAACCGTACGTCCCCGCAGCAACGCCGCTGGCTGCAAGCGTGCAGGTGATTGCTGTAGTTCCAGAGCCAGTGACGTGCCCAGAGAGTGTTATCGTTTGGTTTGCTGTAAGGTACGTAGATGAGTCAACACTGAGCACCCCCGAAGACGTTGTTTTCACCAGCCCCGCAGTGGTGAATCCAGAAAGCGTTGTCGTCCCTGAAACGGTCAAAGCTGAAAGGGTTCCGACTGTTGTGATGGCTGAAGACCCCGTCCATGACGATAGATTGCTTACCTGAGAGTATGTGATAGATATGGAAGTCGCTGTTACCGCACTGACGTGGCCGTAGGCCGTCAACGTGATTACCGGGACCACCGACGCTGAACCATACGATCCGGCGGTAACTCCGCTTGTGGCATGAGTCAGCGTAACTGAACCAACAGAGGCACTAGCAACGATTGGAGTCGTTGCCGCGATAGCTGTGACACACAAACCACTCAATGCAGACCACGATGGAGCAGCGCTGGAACCTCCAGACACCAAAACATATCCACTCGTACCAACACCTAAACTAGCGAGCGTCGTGGTTGCGGATGCGTAGAGTAACCCATATTGTGTCCACGAGTTTTTTCCTGTACCTCCGTAAGCAACAGCGCAGACAGCAGCGCCGGAACTGACCCGACCGTAAGTGTCGGTTGTAACCATCCCATAGGTACCAGCCGTGCCAACGCTGTCCAGGGATATAGTCCCGGAAGATACGGAGAGCCCAGTCCCAACAATGACACCACCTAGAGTGGTCGTTGTCGCCGCAGGGAGCGTGTAGGTGCTAGCAACCAAAGTCCAAGATCCATCGGATGACCGATTCAAATAACCAGACCCAGAGAGGGCAGAGATTGCGGTCAGGTCGGCATCAAGCGGCTGCTTGCCCGCAAGAGCGACATCAAGTCCTGTCACCTGAGATGTGGAAATCTGTATCGAAACGCTGGATGCATTGGTCAGACGCCCATCAATCCCTACAGTAAACGCCCCTACAGTAGATTGAGAACCGTACGTCCCCGCAGCAACGCCGCTGGCTGCCACAGAAATGACGCCCAAGGCAACAGCGAGTCCGGTTCCTACAACGACCCCACCCAGTCGCTTTGTGGTCGCCTGGGGCAGCACATAACCAGCGTAAACCGTCTAGCCGGAGGATACCGCAGACTTGGATGACGAACTACCAACCAGCAGACGTTCGATATCCCGCAAATTCTTGTTGAGGATTTCGCGCAGGTTTTCATTTTTGTGCGCAAATGTTGCTTTGAACAGTCTCATTTCACCACCCCGCAGAAATTGCCGGATCAAATCCAGGCACTACCGGGCCAGACTGCTGGGTACCGGACAAGGTGAATGACTGAACGTACGTATCGCCAAGAAACCGCAACGCTGCGTAGACCGATCTGCCGATTACTGGACCATAAATTTTGGAGAACCATTGGTATGTGTGGACATGGCCGTCATCCCAGGAAAGGGTTTCCGGATCTTCTTCAAAAACATCAGCCGACGATCCGTAGGATGATCCTGCCGTATAATCGACACCCCAAATCCTACCCTGAGAGTAGAGTTCGATTTTTGCCGCCTCAACGAGTGCAGCCATTAAATCCCCATGCCACACCTCAAGAAAACCATCTCCGGCATTCGCCATAGGCAGGATGACGAATTGGTAGATGGGAAACAAGTATCCTACAGAAGTAGAATCAATCGTCTGTTCGCCAGACGATGTGACGTTTTCCAGGATTTGAGAGACATGAGATGATGTCACCGAATGTTCCCATGCGAATGTACTTACGTTGGCGTATAATCCGCAGTCTGTATCTGCGTCGGTATCAAGCAGCACTGTCATCGCATAGCCGTTCTGGGAATTCCGGAACGCCACAAGATCAACACCTTGATTAATCAACGCTAAACCATAGACTTCCCCCACAAAGGGATATCGGTATCGCGTCCACCCTAACCCTCGCTCCACCTGCATGACATATAGGTATCCGTCATCATCATGGACATTGACCCACAACGCCCCTCCTCTCCATACAACATCAAGCTCATCAGCTGCGGCAAAAAGGGAAGAAACCGGGATAGAAAAATTACTCTCATCGTCCAGAGTCACCACATAAGCCAAAGATCGTGACAGGATGCGGAATTTATAGTCTTGGCAAAGCACAGCCAGACCTAAGCCAGGAACCTCCACAGCATTCCTGGCAGACAAAGATCCGACGAGGGCAGTGATCTCCGTCACGCCGTTCGATGTGTCTGCGGAGCTTACGTAATAGGTTGAAGCGGATTTCAGGATGATCAGATTTCCATCCATCTCGTAAAGTCCAGTTATTTTCTGGCCGTTCGACATATTGACATCGACACGGTATGATATTGGTGCGTACTGCTCTATGTACGTCGTGGATGCGTCGCCACCGTAAAACATGCGCGATCCCGTCTCGTCAATGTCAGCGTCCGACACGTTACCAACGAATATTTTCCCAGATACGATAGTGCCAATTGATGCGGCAGGTAACGGCTTTAGATTGATCCCTTCGGACTCCACGAGAGTATCTGAATAGGAGTCCAACATGTCGTCGTCGGAAGTACCGTCCGCCGTCATGGTGAAGCAGGTGTCGTCGTAGGTCGCCAGGAATGCTGCGGCAGTCATCTTCACGGCTTGGTAGAGTTCGGTCGTGGAGCCACTAGTACCATCCAGATCCAGGGAACGGTATAGCACCACATGGGTGATGCCGAAGTTTTCGATATAGGTGTATAGTTCGCTACCATCGGAAGCTTCGGCAGAAACCTTGACTGTGACTTCGACCCCAGAACCAGAGCGCCAGCGAGAGTACGCGCGGTAGTATAATCCGGCGCTCTGAGTTACTGGGTATCCAGCAATGGTACGCACTCCGGAACGCCGAGTTATGATTCCATCTTCAATTATTTGAAGTTCGAGCCCATAATTGTAGACTCCGTCCAGATCTCCGCTATCCGCATCTCCGGAAGCTATGGAATAGAACACCGGGGCAGGCATGCCCATGGGTCTGGAAGTCCAGGACGAGTACGAGGACAAGTATTCCAAGACATAGTTCCCGTCCGGGTGGAACAAATAGACTACATCGAATCCGGGCACCAGGCAAGCGATGCCGTCCGCATACGGAATGGAGAGGTTGCTGGCAGACCATCCATGAACCCCGACCTTTCCAACTGTGCGGGAAGATTCTGAGACCGCATCGAACCACACGGTAGAATCTTCGCAGTGATGGATGAAATACTCGCCATCAGACGTGTTCACCACGATCGAAGCCGCAGGGACTCCGATCTGCGGAGCCGTGACGCGTGTCGCAGGCCCCAGGAACCGTGATCCGCCACGGGTGACCATGCCGTCGGCATGCACGTCCATGTTCAGGATGTCCGCGCAATACTTATCGCCCAGCCCTTCGTGCATCGCGTCCCAGTTGGCCCCATTGATCGAATCCCAGGTCTGCGAAAACGGGATGCGCGAAGGAGTGCCGTGCGTAGGCCTCCCGTATTTGGTGGTGAGTTGGCGCATACTACCATGCCCCCATCGATGTAGGAGACTCAGAAGACACGGTGCGCCCGCGCATCGCGTTCCAAAACGGCTCTAGGATAGTTTTGAGTACGATCTGCGGCGTATCGCGCGTATCGCCATAGTTCGAGCGATCGCATAGAGCCATGCAGCCCTGAATAAGAACGCGGTCATGCCATTCAGCTGGGATGAGAATTTGAGTATCGTCATAGGTAGTAGTTCCATCGGTGGTTGTGGATGTCAGATCCTCCGGCTGGCGGTAGTACGCCCAGCGGTAGGTTTCATCCGTTGATGGCTCATAAAGGAAATAGTACGTCTTGGCTATTGGATCCGTGCGGCCAGGAGTCCAAATCGACACGGACGTATTCCGAGACCGTGCGTAGTCGTCGTCAATTCCGTAGTCTTGGTCCACACTTCCAAGCAACGCGGGGTTGCCAAAAATCGCAGCGTCGTCGCAAGCTGTAACACCGAGAACTGACCGGCAGTTGGATGGCCAAGCGTATGGGCCTAGAGTTCCTTCGGTGATTGCGAGGGCGGTATCCCAATCTAAGAAGGCCGGGATGTTCGCATCAAAAGCGGCAATTTGCACTTGAGACAGGAACGCCAACATCTGAGACTTGGCAACCTGGTATCGGTTTCCGTATTGCCCGTAACAAAGAGCTATCATCTGCTCAATCGTCATCCAGGATCTCTCCAGGTTGGCGGTTTATCGTTTCGGGTTGGGGAGTGTCCCGCCCGACAATCCTGCCTACCAGACGGTAGGTTGAGGAAAAGGGTCCCAGGCGGCAAGGAGTTCGCCCGAGACCCTAACCCCTTTCGGGGGCTTTTGGGACTACTTAACCTTGGACGCCTTGGACGCCTTGGACGCCTTGGATTCGTCCTGGGAATCATCAGCTTCAACAGCGGTTCCGACGTTCGCTGTCACGACGAAATCTTCCGGCTCTTCAACATGCACGACTTTGCAGGCAAAGATTCCCGCAGGCTCAAGGTTTGCGCGGATGTGGGAGCGGTTCTCAGAAACGTCGGGGACATCCCAGGAAATTTCTCCATTCCTCACCACTGGCTGCGCAGAGATCTTCTTCCCTTTGGCGTTGACGAAACCAGTCAACGCGTACTCGTGAGGAATGTCATCCAGCTTGGCAGAAATCCGAATAGAGGCCATTAGACAGCCTCCACCAGAAGGAAGATCGTGACCATCAACACCTCAGCCTCACTCGACGTAACCATGAGCGTAGCGGTGCTCGTTGTGGTTGCGGTGATGTTGGCATACGAGTTTCCCGATGACTGCACGACGTTGATCGCGCCGAGAGGCACCGGGGCACTCTTGTAGGTGGTAGGAAGAGCGATGGAGACGCTGGTAGCCGTCGCCGCTGTGGGAGCGGAGATTGTTGCCGACAGTTTGACCACAGAAAATCCCGCCTTGGCGACGCGAATACCGGTGTCTGCTACGGAAATGCTTGATGCAGTTGCCATAATTCATTCTCCTTAGAGCGATACGCTCGGTGTGCCCGTGAAGTAGAGCGCAGAGCTTTGGTTTGTGGTGGTGGAACCATCCGCCGCGAGGAAGTCCGCGCGTTGGTGCCCTTCTTGCGAACCGACGAGATAGCCGTGAACCATCTTGTAATCAGAGTCCTGCTCCTCGTGGAAAATGTCTTCGGGCAGACTGCGATAGACCGCACCCGCTCCGAGGCAAATCGCGATCTCGCACATGCCGGTGGCTACCGTAGTGGCACCCTTGGCTGTACGCGTGATGGACTGCGATCCCAGCAGGTAATCGTTGTTCGTGTTGTTGGGCTTGACGTACTGGAATACGCTGTTCGTGAGATCGAACACAGGGGCCCGATAGTTTTCGACGATCAGCATCCCGCGATAGTTTCCCAGGATACCACTCAATAAGCGGTTTTCCGGGCCACGCTTTTCGGCGTTTTGCATCGCAGTCACCCATGCGGAATCGGAGCGCAGCTGAATCGCTTGTAGGCTGGAGATGAGGACAATCCACTTCACCTCTTGCCCGCCCGCAGACCACTGTAGCGGCTGCACATTGTTTGCGCAGATAGTAGCCAACGAATTGACCGAATCAAGGTCAAAGTCGGATGCACTGGTCATCGTAGCCAATGCCGTCATGACATTGGTGAGGTCGGTGGCATAGGTGGAGCTACGAGTGATTGCCGCCGTCTGACCCTTGTAGAAGATCTTAGGGTGAAGAGCGACGGAAACCGGAGCACTCTGGAGTGTTGCGTTGCTGTATCCTGTCCACGCGCTAGAAGACGTCAGGATAGGGCTCGCGCCTTCCATCAATGCAGAGTGATGGAAGTAGTCGCGAAGCTCACCGGCGTAGTCGGCAGAGATACTCGTGCTCTGCTTTGCGGCGACGTAGAAGTCTTCAATGTTTCCTTCGACGCCGCGAGTTCCGGTCTGGATTTTGAACGCCCGACGCCACAGGTTGTAGTAGACGACGATGCTAGACAGGCCTACGGTACCCTCGGTACCTTCCGCCTTATTTGCTCCAGCAACGTAATCGCCGCCGAGCTTACCCGCCATCGTGCATGTGACGCTTCTCTGTTTCTTGTCCGTCGAACCTTCGACGACATGAACAACAGTAGCAGGGACTTCGTTCACAGCGTTGGAGATGTCTCCATTCGCCTCTACGCGATTGGAGAGCTGGTCCCAAACCGAACGCTTCACAAGAAGCTTCTGTGCATCCTTCGCGTATTTTTGCATTGCCAATCGAGTAGCACTAAAATCTGCCATTGTTCAATCCTCCGGCCTTTTACAAGCCAAGAAATTTTTTGACCGCCGCAGGAATCTTTGCAAGGTCATAAGCACCGTTAGGCTTGAACCACTCTTTTGGTGTTTCAGCCTTCCCGCTCACCATCGCAGAGATATCCGCCTCGGTATAGTTGGGTGTTCCACTGGTCTGGGTTACTCCGGTGAGTCCCTTCGCGGTGGGTATTTTCTGAAGCTTTTCCGTTTGCGACCGCTTAGCGGAAGCTACGGCCTCCGCTTGCCCGGACAGCAATTTCTCGTAGTTGAGGTCGCGATGAGCTTGCTCAAGAGTCTTGAGCCCGTTCTTCACCATGTGCGCCGCGACATCAAGCAACGGCTTAATGGATGGATCTACACGCCCGGAACTCTTGAAGTCAAGCAGAGCTTGCTTTGTTTGTGTGTGAGGCCTGTAGATTTCGGGATACTTTTGAGCCAAAGAGCCTAGCTCATCAAGGACTTGGACTTCCGCACGCTCACGCTGCTGGAATTGACGGACTTGTTCAAACTCTTTCGCGGATTTCGTCGCTAGTTCCCGTAGTTCCTTCAACTCAGCACTGCTTCGCGAGTCTCTCGCTTGCAATTTCGCGTTAAATGAACGCATCATATCCGGATCAAGAGCGTTGGCAATTTCCTCATCCGTGTAGTAATCGCCACTCTGCGCGTTCCCTTGCGGGTTTTGCTGAGGGTTGCGAGTCGGTTGAGTTTGTGTGTCGGCAGAAGAGATTTTGAGGGACTTCATCAGCTTTTGCTTCGCTGCATCGTCGCCACTGAGCGCGGATTTCACCTGCGCTACAATGGTTGTGAGTGCCGTCTGCATTCGCTGAGCCTGTTGCCCTTTCTCGCTTCCCGCCTTCCCGATTGCGTTCCGCAATTCCTTGGTCTTTTCCCCAAGTTCCTGCAAATCTTTAGCTCCCACCTGCTCCATGGCTACGGACAACGCCATAGACAAATCATCCGGGAGATTTAGGGCTTTTACCGAATCAGCCACAGAGCTAGGCTTTTTGGCGTCCGTCGCTTCGGATTGGGCCTCGGGATTGAGAGGGAGACCGTCCGCATTGGATTGTGCCTGCGCTTTGCCTTTGGATTTGATCGGTTTCGATGCCCCGCCGCGCAACCATTCGTCGAGCTGAGAATTCTCCTCGTCAGTCGGGAAATAGCCTTTCGACATTTTCTCCGACAGTCCGCGAAAATACTCTTTGCCGAGTGTTACCTCTGCGGTTGCCACAGTTTGATCAGAGCTTCCAAGTGATCCCGCCGGAGCGGAATCTGTATTGGAGTCGGAGACAGCGATTGCCGCGGTGTCTCCGCCTGCTGCGCTGGAGTCGGAAGATTGAGCCGGAGCGACCTCTCCTCCACCAGAAGAAGAACCACCCTCGTCGGGGGCTCTATGCAAATTCAAAAACTGAGTAAGATTTTCCACCTTGCGTCCTCGCTATGGCGTGACTTGAGCCACGCTATCGTTTATTTGAAACTTTTTCGGTCGAGCAATCGGAGCCGAGGACTCCGTCTCACCACCCATCGGCACATGGGTCTGCGTGGCTTCATTCTGGGCTAGCTGTTGCATCTTCCCAACCTGGTCCATCTGGGATGTTGCTGTTGCATCCTGTTCTTTCTTTGCTGCATAGTCAGCAAACATCTGCTTAATGTCTTCGGGCGAATCAGATACAGAAACCCAGTATTGCAGAAGTTTTGCATTCAGCTCTGGGTCTTGAGCCGCAAGGCCTGAGCTAATGATTTGCTGGATCATCGCTTGTTGTTTTGCCCGGAACGTGGGGGACTTTGTCGAATCAACGAGAGTCACATCGTACGCTCCTGCGCTAATGTCGTTGATTCTGGATGTTTGCCCAGGAATAGGACGCCCAAATTCGTCTGTAGCCTGTTGCTCTTGGTTGATGGAGACTATTTCGCTTTTATTTCCAGGGGACGTGATGCGGAATACCATCTCATCCGTGTAGAACTCCCGCTGGTATGCGTAGCGCAGTCGAAGGATTTGCTTACGGTACTCCTTGAAGTAGGTGATAAACTCCATGAGCTGAGTAAACGATTGATCAATCCTCTGCTGGTTCAGGACTCCACTAGGCTTATCCTCGGATGACCAGCCCTGCATCGCAGGAGGGGTCGAGCTTTGCTCCTCAAAATTTTTCTTCGCAATGTCGATCGCTTTATCATGATCGTTTGTCGTGGATTGGGTTTTTGGGATCGGCCTGAATCCATTTCCGGCTTGACCCTGCTTCATGCGATAGCGCTGGTTCGCCATAGCCCCGAGACGAGACGCCCGCTTTGCTTCTTCGTCGGATTCAAACGCCGACGGATCCATTTCGTAGCCCGCGGGCGCGTGCTTCGCTCCTTCGACGTACGCAGTCATCAAGACGTCGATCAATTTTGCAGGGGCCCGAAGATCAGCGACAAAGCCTTTGGATTCACCATTGATGCTTGACGCAACGAGTTCGACCCCCGGCCACATGATTTTCTGTGTGACCGGGTCGCGCGGTTGCGCGTGCCACGGCCCATTATACAGAAACGATCGGTCAGCCATGACCGCAGGAGCCCACTGAGCGACGTAGAGGTATTCTTGGGTTGTCTGGCAGGTAGGACGCTGGCCGCTAGGCTGTTGCACCTCCACCCAATTGTCGGCGTCATCGAGTTCGAAAGTTGCAGGTTTACGCACCTTGTAGTACCGCTCAATCACCAGATAGGCGTTGTTGCGCTGAGTCGAGTTCTCGTGTCCACGGTCAGTGCTGCGGTTGAATGACGTATATCCCCGATCCCCTAGCGTCCCAGATTGACGCAGTACAGAGTCAGACATACGCGCTTTTGCGTCAGGGAAAAACTCCAGTATTTGATTGACAGTGAGCCACAGATAAGAGTCAACGAACTGAGCGTCTTTGCGCGTTACAGGTATCTTGGAGTTAGGGTCCCAAAACCACGCAAACGGATTGATTGTCGACGCCGAGATGAACGGTTTCTGGAACGGACCTACTTCTGGGCGAAAGAAACGAACGCCATCCGCTCCGATCCACGCCATGATTGCCACCTGAGCGTCTTCCATGAGGTCGTTATTGTTGTTGCCTTCGTGGATGGCCAGCTTCTCAAGCACGTCGGAAATCTTCGTGTCTTCCGGCCCTACAGGGGAAAACTCCGCATCATACATGTGCGTGAGAAACGTCCCGACGACCGTGCGCAGCGACGAATTAAAGGGATTCAATACGACGGGAACACGCCCCGTCTCTCGCAGTAATCTCTTTTCCTCGTCGGTGTAATGGTCTCCATTGACGTACCGGATACAATCTTCGCGCTCGGCGTTTTTTGACGCCCAGAAAGCTCGAACCGCAGAGGCGGAGGAATCCGCTTCTCCAAACTCCGTCATGGATTCGAGCCCCGTAGCTCCGTACGCTGTTCGATTTCCGACTTCCGCCAAGATACTCATGTGACAAATATCTGATCGACCAAGATGATTCCGTATGTTTTTTAGTCGGGAATGAGCCACATATTAACCAAAGTGGCGTATAAAAGTGACAATCTTACAATTCAATCCGTTCTGGAGGCGGCAGCCGAGCAGTGATGCGACGCGTCATTGACGGTCTAACCGAGGCCAGGAACATGCAGTACTCTTCCCTCATCTCTGGGAAATGTCTGAGCATGGATGTGCGGTGCTTTTTGCACGGAACAGCTCCAGCTTCACAACGGTTGACTGTGCGTAGCGGGATTCCTGTAACTCCAGACATTTTCCGCTGGCTCCATCCACGACGAAGCCTTTCACGGCGCACGATAGCAGACCAGTCAAAGCCATCCCATACCCGCATAGGGCTCCTCCACTTTCTTGCGATAGTCGTAGCCACCCTCATCTATATTCCCAGATCCAGACGACGGCATGACGCGTTTGCGGACCCAATTCCAGTAGGCTATCGTGTCAGCCCGGTCAGGGCTGCGTCCTAGCTTGTTCGCTTTCGCTAATTCGTTCTTGGATATGATCCGCAAGTATCCAGACGAAGAGTCGTACTCGATGGCGAAAAGCTCCTCAAGAAGAAGCTGTACTCCATCGTAATCACACTTGGATGAGCCTAGCCAGGAAAGATCTACATTTCCCGCTTCGAGATCCTCTGCTAGCCTCCACCACACCTGTGATCTCAGGCAGTCGAATTTCCAGTCCCCCAGCCTTTTGGGCTTATAGTGCGGGTCTTTGTACATCATCCGGTTGAGCTGTGCACCCAGACCGTATCGATCCTCTAGCTCGTCGCAGACCCCGTTACCCCAGCCGTTCCCGTCGACGCCTAGAGTCGTGTTGTTGAGGCCGATTACAGCGACCATCGTCGACAGTCGCGCGGCGAACGCGCCCGTACGGGATTTCTTCTCGTCCACCATGCTGGTCACTCTGTTTCCCGTGCCGCAGCAAATCACTGAGTAGTCGTTTCCTTGCGCTCCATAGTCGGCACCGATAGCATTGCATCCGCCCAGGAATCCAGATAGAGGCTTGACGCTTCCGCTCATCGCCCTCGTGATCCATTCCGGACGAATCAACTGTTTCGGCCCTGGAGTAATCTCCCACGAGCCAAAACGTAATGCCCGCTGGTCCTCTGCCGACATCTGAGCCAGTTTCGCCTCGTAGTTAGGGTCTCCGAGTTTATTCTCGCTTCGCTTTCCAGGGATCCACATGCGGGACATGGATAGAGGAGTCCCCATCGATACGCGTTGGTCTCGACCAGTTTCAGGGTCTGAGGAAAACCAGCCGATTTCTCCAGGTAGTAACCTGTCCACGAATCGATCTTTGAGCCACAGCATTCCAGGGCCTTGCGGGTTGCAGCTCGCGGACATTTGATTTCGGAGTCCGTACGAGTTGCGGTTCCGGCTCATTACGTAAAGGTATTGGCTCCTTGTGAAATGACCGCCTTCGTCTACTCGGATGCGTGGAATTTCCCAGCCTTGAAACGCGAATTTGTCTGTCTCCAGATTGCAGTGCGCGAAAATGACCATTGATCCACACGGAAAAACGAATACAGGATGCTTGTAGATCCGATCCATACCGGAAAACTTGGCACCTAAAGGCGCGTACATTTTGTATGCGCCCTCGATCAGTGCTCCCATGTCTACAGAGTGTCTCCGTAGCTGCAGCACTCGCATTTCTGGTGTTTTTAAGAGATCAGGAACGTCAATCGCTAAATTCGTCCACGTTTTTCCGGGACCGGCCATGCCTCCCATAAGAAACTCATCCACACCATAGTACAGGGCGAGGAACGCCTTTTCCTGCATCCCCGTCTGCGGCTTGATGATGAGTGGTGACGACACACCATCCCTCAGTTGACCCGTATTCCAGCCGTCTTGAGTAGCTGTTTGATGTCTACGGCATTGGGCGGGATGATCTGCGACCTGCTCTTGCGCACAAGAATTGCCTTGTTTTCTTCGAGCGAGAACGGCTCAAAAACCTGTTCCAGGAGGTCTCCCGTAACTACGCGTAATTCCATGGGAGCAAACAGGCCGCGAGAGCAAGCCATCATCCCCACCAAATCCTCAGCCAGAGTCTCCGGGGACACCGTGGATACCTGGCCCTCTTCTCCAGCGTAGGCATAGGCAAGCAGCCGGCACATGTTTTTCGACAGCTCTATGACGTAGAGGGGCACTGGCTTTGGTTCAGAGATCTGTTCCATTAGATATTTCCTTTGATTGTTGTGTTGCAATCTCCACAAATTCCGCAGGCACAGTGTCCGGAGACGGCTGCGGAGCGTAGACGAGGACTTGTGGTTGATTCGCAACAAGACTCTGGCTCTTCATTGCGTCTGCAATGACTTCCGCAGCGTTATTCGCGTACCGAGGGGATACCTTGGACAGCAGCCACTTTTTTGTGTCCACGCGTAGGCGCATGAGCTGCACCATTCCAGCGTCGATATTCCCGAGTTTATTTTGCGGGAGGCTCTTCGCAACCTCATCCTGAATTTGCTGCGCCATTGCGTCGCACATCAGCTCCCTGGCTCGCGCGTACCTCGCAGATAGCTCATCGCTCTGGTCTAGCCAGTCGCACCAAATGTGCGGGTGCAGTTTGTGGAGTTTTAGGGCTTTCGTAACCCAGAATCCAGACTCAATTTTTCTGATGATCGAGTCGGCTGTTTCCGGACGAATTTTGACGAGGCGACGCTTTTTCTGCGTAGCCGCTACAGGCCCCTTTTTTTGCGCGTACATCTGAGGGGCCGACAGTTTTCCTTGCTGCTTTTCGGCCATACCACGAATATAGGCCGAAGAATGGCGAAATTCTTACCATTAAATGGCGAGTATTGTCAGTAGATTACAGTTAATGACAATGAATAACAGCAAACATGAACGGACAAAAGAAACGGCTCTTCACCCTCTTTGTCACGTTAACATCCTCGTCGCTTACGCGGACTTCCGTCTCTGTTCCCCCCCCCCCCCCCCCCCCCCCCTCCCCCCTTTCCTCCCCCCACCCCCCCCACCCACAACTGCACGCCTCCCGTCCCACCCTTACTTCTGGTACAAAAA